AGTTGGACCACCAAAGAATTTTGATGATTTCAAGAATAAAATAATGGATATTCGAATTGAGAGAGAAATTCTCAAGGACTTTGGTATGGAATCAACCATGGATATATCTCAAAGAATATACCGTATAGATAAGCGCGACCAACGTCCTGATTCAAGTGGAGTTAAGTCATTAAATAATAATAACGAACAATTCCGTATTCATGCCTGCGATGATAGCTTATTAAATGATGCCAGAAGCTTGGTATCACAGTCATGGAAATGCACCGCTCCATCTGATATTGTGTCGCAAATATTACAAGGTTGCGCTGGTGTCCAAAGCTTAGATGTGGAATCTTGCACACCAATGCGCGATTATATCGCTGAGAATATTCACCCGTTTCAGGTGGTAACACAGCAAGCCAATGCTGCTCTGGCTAATGGTAATGACCCATCGTTTGTTCATTATATGACCTATGAGAACCTTGGCACACACCACTTCAGATCAATTTATTCGCTTACCAAAGAAGCACCAGCTATTAATGAGCCATTTGTATTTTCTGAGACAGGTTCTGTTGCTGGCTATGGTAATCCACTTAGTATAATGACATATAATTTCCCATGTGATTTTGATTTATTATCAGATATTCTAAATGGTATTGATGTGGATGGCAGCTTTATTAGTTCAATGATAAGCTCTAACCCGATGGCAGGCACTCACAGTTTGTTTGGTAATCAAGCTGCTGGGTGTGGATTAGGCGGTGGTAATATGAATTTAGGTAAGTCTAATTTTAATACCGAACAAGACCAAGATCAGTGCGCCTCTGAAATTGAGAAATACCTATTAAAAAGACAGGCCAGAATGTCATTATTAGAGCAAGACAAAATAGCTCTATCTCTTACAGTACCATGGAATCCAATGCTACATGCAGGCAAAATGATTGACGTTGAATTCCCTAGAAAAGGCGTCGAGGGTTCTGCAGGTCGTGAAGATAAATTATTATATGGTTCTGGCAGATATTTAATCGTTAATTTAAAACATTCACTTAAAAGCGGTGGTTTTTCTACCACTACAATGGAATGTGTAGCACAGACAGCAGGACAGGGAATAGTATAATATGAGTAGACCAAGAGATCCGACACAAGAAAACAATATGCTGGTTGGTATTGTTATCGGTGGCCATGAGGGAGATCCAGCGCCAAATCAAAATGGTGTAAGAATATTTTGCCCACAAGTACATGGCAATCTTGTAAATAAGGAAGACTGTGGTTTTTCACCTATGATTATGCCATCAAGTCAAGGCGGTGCTACATCATTTAATGGTTGCCCAGATCCTGGTCAGGCTATGCTTTGTATGAAGAGTGGTCCGCCCGGCGATTCTTCATTAATTGTTCTTGGTTCAATACCAACAAATAGACAAGATGGTGGGCAACCAGGTAATAAAAATTTAAATACCTTTTTAAAAGCTTTGGTTGAGGCTTTTTCTACCGAATTAAATATCAATACTCCACCTAATGTAAAAGAGACCATGTCTGGCGGTACTCGAATCCGTCAAATACAGGAAAAAGGTCAAAAGCATAAGCACGACCTACTAAAAGGTATGCAATCTCACGGAGCATCGTATAATCTAGCTGGTATGCCATTAAAGCAAATAACTGGTGTTTCTTCAGCCACTCAATCTTTCAGTAATATTCTAACTGGTTCTATGCTTTCTGCTTTGCCTGGTACCAATTTTTCGGTAAGTAATATTTTAACATCGCTTACCTCATCTGTGGCCGATGAGTTATTATCATCACTAAAACCTGAATTAGCCCAGGGTATGCAGAATATGTTTAGTCTAATGCAGTCAATGGAAATATCGGAAAGCGGTGGATTTTCTACATCGGGTAAGGTGGATCCTACTACATACTTGACCAATGCTGTTTCTATATTAAAGGGCAATCAGTCTCTCGGTGAAGTAATTAGCAATATGCAGCGTCTACAATCCGACACATCATTATTCGGTTTAGATAAATTAGCGGCTACACCATTTACTATTCCTACAGCGTTTGGTGATATATCTATGAGTTTATCGGCTACTGGAGCAGTTCAAATAACAACTCCTGAGCCAGTCCAGAAAGCAATTGATGCGTTTGGTAGTTTAATGTCTTCTGGTGCTGGATTCCCTGGTGCTTCTCTAGGTAATATGTTTGGTAGTTCATCTGGTGTTATGTCCGATATGTTTAATAGACTGCCACCAGATAAACAAGGAATAGCTAAAAGCATGATGGAAAAAGTAATTGCTCCGGGATCACAAGCCCAAACACTATTAAATAAAGCGAATGATATTGGACATAATGTGGGTAATATTTTTGATGCAGTTAAATAAGAAAGTGATGAATTATGGGCGCTTATAAACCACCAGGTAATCCTAAGAACGTAACACCAGCTGAATGGTCTGGTCCGCCAGATGCAAGAGATACTGGCGGTGAGTATCCAAATTATAATGTATTGGCCAAGACTAGATCGGGGCATGTCATTATGACTGATGATACCATGGGCAGTGAACATGTAACCATTCAGCATCGCGGTGGTTCTATGATCCAATTCATGCCTGATGGTGCTATATCTATTGGCGCCCAGAATGGAATGTATCAGATTATATTTGGTGAGAATAGAATTCTTGTCACTGGCGCTCAAGATATTACTGTTCAAGGCGGAGGAAGCCTCAGTGTAGACGGAGATTATAATGTGACTGTCAAGGGAAATCATAATACGGTTGTCCATGGCGATATGAATGTGACAGCTAAGAATTTAAATCAAACAATTCGTGGTAATATGGATACGACTGCAAAGGAAATGTCTACCAATATTGAGGGGTCAACCAAAATTACATCTCAGGGTATTACCACTATTGCATCCGATGGTGGTCTATCTTTATTGTCTACCAGTGATTCCGTAGCCCTTGGTGCTAAACAAGCCGTTGGAATTAAATCAGGTAGAAAAATGATGATAGAAGCTGGTAGCAGTATGCATATGAAATCCGATTCAGCTTTGAATCTAAAATCAAGCGGCAAAATATCACTAAAAGGCGGTTCTATTGCTGCTGATGGTTCCGATGGCGCACCTAATATTCTACTTGCTTCTGGTGCTTCTGTTGATGCTGATTCTACCGAAGTTACATTTAAGAAACCAACATCACCTGCTAGAGAAACATAAATAATCACATGGCACAACCAATAGTAATATCAAGAACACCAGACTATTCCGATTTAGATTTGGATTTCATCGCACATCCTATGACAAAAGATGTGGTTGTTAAGACTGGTGCTGATGCTATCAAGCGTTCGGTTCGTAATTTAGTCCTTACAAATTTCTATGAAAAGCCTTTTAGACCTGGTATTGGTTCGAATGCCGTTAAATTACTATTTGATAATATGTCTCCGCTTGTTGCTAATTTCTTAGAAAATGCAATTACAGAAGTCATTCAAAACTATGAACCGCGTGTAGAGCTTTTAAAAGTCACAGTTATACCAGACTATGATAATAACGGATATACAGCAAGACTTGATTTTATTGTTCTTAATAGAAACGAGCCACTGACCACCACAATATTCCTAGAAAGAGTCCGCTAATGCCAGCTAATACAACGCTAACAGTTACCGATCTTGATTTTGATTCAATCAAGAATAATCTAAAAACGTTCCTAAGAAGCCAGTCGCGATTCCAGGACTTTGACTTTGAAGGTTCAGGTATGAATGTTCTGCTGGATCTTTTGGCTTATAACACTCACTATAATGCGTTCTACCTGAACATGATTGCCAATGAAATGTTCCTTGATACTTCGAAGCTGCGCCAGTCTACCGTATCCCATGCCAAGCTTATCAATTACGTGCCGGAAAGCAGCCATGGCGCGGAAACTAAGCTGAACATTCTAGTAACGCCTTCAGTAAATGAAGATCAAGGAACCTCTACTCTAACACTAGACAAATATACCAGATTCTTCGGTGGTTCTCTTGATGGTATCAACTATCCATTTGTTGCTTTGAATTCGGATACAGTCAATAAAGACGGAAGTTCATTCTTATTCAGTAATGTTACCATTAAACAAGGCGAAGTTGTCACACGCCAGTTTCTAATGGATTCAACAAATACCAAGAGAAGATTTGAAATACCATCTGCAAACGTTGATCTTAATACAGTAATTGTTACTGTTCAACAATCTTCATCTAATACAGATACCTTTGTCTATAATATTGCAGAAGATTTGACCGAAATTACAAGAGATTCAAAGGTATACTTTATTGAAGAAAACGAAGATGGAAATTATAGAGTTTACTTCGGTGATGATGTAATTGGCAAGAAACCTACAAATGGCAATATCATCAATATCACATACATTGACAATGCCGGTTCAATAGCCAATAAGATCAATGTCTTTACAATTGTTGAATCGGTTGGCTCATTCAATGATAATGTTCGCATATCTTCTACTGGTGCATCATATTCTGGTACTGAGAAAGAAACAATTGAGCAGGTCAAGTATCGTGCACCATACTTCTACTCAGCACAGAACCGCGCTATTACCATATATGACTATGAAACTCTGGTTACCAAAGACTATCCAAACATCGATTCAGTGGCTGTATGGGGCGGTGAAGACAATATTCCTGTTGTTTACGGTAAGGTATTCTTATCATTGAAGACTAAGGAAAACTACTTCTTAACTAATTTGGAAAAAGAAAGCATTAAGAACAGTCTAATCACAAATAGAAACGTCTTAACTGTTATACCTGAAATCGTTGATCCGTCTTATACATACATCTTTGTTCGCGGATACGTATATTATGATCCGACTTTAACTCAATACACAGCGGCCCAGATTAAAAGCTTTGTCGTTGCTTCTATTGAAGACTATAAGACAGACTATCTCGGTAAGTTTAAGTCTGGTTTTCAAAAGTCGGTAATACAGCAGTATATTCAGGACTCGGAAAAATCTATCACTGGTTCCGATATTAAGGTTATACTTCAAAAGAGAATTCCAATCACACTAAGTCAAACAAAAAGCTATACCGTTGATTATGGAATACCTATAAAGAAAGGCGATTTCAATAGCTCAATATCATCTTATCCTTCATTAGGCATTGTTGATACTAACTTTGTTACAAGACAGGTATTCTTTGAAGAGGTGCCATCAATAAGCTCTGGTATTGATAGAATCGATATTGTAAATGGCGGTGTAAACTACAGCACAGTTCCGACAGTTACTATTGTCGGCGATGGCACAGGAGCAACAGGTATTGCTAAACTTTATGGTGGTAGAATTGCGTCGATTGAATTGACCAATAAAGGTTCTAATTATACAAGAGCTATTGTAACTATATCGGGAGAAACA